GCAATCGCGCTTCCGTCTGTATCTTTTATTACCATTCCAACAAGGTCAGGATTACTTACGTGAGGTTTAGGTTTCTCTATCACAAGTGTAGCTTCTCTTTCCAAGTCTCTAAATTTTTCAATCTGGTCAGCGTCACGTAAAAGCAATTTTAAAGAGTTGTAAACAGTTTTTCTATCATTCTGCCCACAGTAAAAAGGTTCTCGCTTCCAACCAACCACAGCATCAGAAACATCTTCCACACTATGAGTTTTTAAAGCCTTACGAATAATTGATCTTCTTTTTTCATCTAACTTAGTTCTCGTTGGATGCTTCCCAGTAGCTTCTACCCATTTATCGAAAACAAGCTTAATTACATCTTCTTTATTATTATGTTCATTTATTAGGTTAAAAGGGCGGACAATTTCGTCCTCCTGTGGGGGGACAATTTCGTCTCCCTCCCCGAGTCCCATTTCGTCCTCGTTGGGGACAGGAATAAGAAGCGTATACAAAGGGGAAGTTTCCCTCTTAGTAACAGGATTAGTTCTATACTCAACCTCTAATAAGTTGTGTTCTTCTAACTCTCTCCTAGCTCTACGTAATGTTGCTTTAGCCATCCCTTCAGGCATTAACTGTAAAAGAGTTCTCCTAGACGGCCAGCATTGTCGCTGATCGTTAGCGAACTGGGCTAGAGCTATCCAAAGACGCAACGCAGATGGAGAAATTTTTTCGGCGAGAATAGCCGTTGGAAAAACAACAATCTCAGTATTTGTCCATCTACGCCGTAAAGTATTAGAATTATTCAAGAGCGTGTCTCCCTTACGCTTTCCCTAATAGGGCGGTAGCAAAAAACTACCGCCCTATTAAATTTTGTTAGACTGTTAAAGATAGTCGATCTAACAGATTAGATACAGCGGTTCGTGAGATATTTTTTTCTTCCCCGAACTCAACTTCCCATAAAGCCTTAGCTTCTTCTGTGTTGTTACCTACAGCTTCTAACACGGCTCGTTTAGCTTCTGCTATAGGCATGGAGTCATCTTCTTCTACTGGTTCTATTTCTATAATGTCACCAGTCGCATTTACGTCAGCGCCTAGTTCTTCAGGAACATATCCTGCACCTAATACGACATCAGGAAACAACACACGGCACAGTTTAGAAACTGCCCTCCAAGTTAACATAGCGTCTTGATATTGTTTCCAATTCTTTTTATTAGCAAGACCAGCGGCTTCAGCATCTTCCATAGTGAAAACCGCTGAATGGGTATCTTCCGTATCAGCACGTTTCCCATGGGCGACAGCACCCTTTTCATTAGTATCAACTGTTACAGAATGTCCAGCTTGTCTAACAAGTCCCAACATTGATTCAGGTCTTAAACTTGCTGTGCCTTCAATAACATGAAACTGTCTCATGCTTGTCATTACATCCCAACCGTAAGCTCGACCTGCGAGTCCAGCCGCCACTATGTCAGGGGCTTTACGCCTGTAAGCGGCAGGGATAATAGTTGAGCCAGCTAACACTTCAGCTTGTCTCATAATCAAATCGAAGCTTGCTGTTTCGCTCATTGGTACAAGATCGCTCATCGTAGCACCTCTGCTTTAATTAGTTTCACAGAACCTACAAACTCGCGTGAACAGAAGTCATCATCGTTGACTCCTAAGTTTTTCAGTTCAGTCCACTTGGGTTCTGAACGGAAACATTTCTTGTGTAGCTCTAAGGCAGTTGCGTCAGGGGATTTAAGTTCACCTGTTTCTTTGTCCATACGTAAATCTTCAAGGCGTGAACATTTAAGAACGTACTGTTCCAAACCTTCACGATCAATGTTTGTTCTTTTGTATGAACCAATTTTCTCCGCAACTAAACCATTAGGAAGAACTACTCTCTGCTGTCCGCTTTTGTCCATGTCCATGTTGGCTAAAGTTTTAGCCGCCATAGAAGCAGAACGAATGTTACGGTTAGCAGAATCTAACTCATCAACTATTTCAATGAGTTCGGCTAAAGAAGCTTCTGAGGTTAACTCTAAAAGCGACTCGGAAAGATTGCGAATCTGTCTCGCAATTTCTATATGTGCCAAAGTATTACTCCTTTGTTTAGTGACCGATGGAAACCATCGTTACTACTATTTTATTTCAGGGATGTGACAGCCTTGTGGTTTTATTTTTTTAGGATCGTTGAAAACTCAAGGATTTTATAAGAAAAAAACTTAAGTTTTCTAGGAAAAGGAGTGGTACCCCTAGCCCTAACTAGGCTATAATGGACTTATGGGATACAACGAAACAAAGGAGAACCAAGTGAACACTAGAGAAGAAATGGTAGCCACTGACAAAGAAATCGAAGAAGCCTACATCAACTGGATGATAAATATGATTAAGGCAGAACGAGCAGTAGCAGGAACCGACAATCCAGTTGACCAAGTCATGTACTACACAGGACACCCTGAGTACGTAAAAGCAGAAGCTCGCTACGAAGGATGGAGTAGGTTCTTCGGAGTAGCAGGTGGACACATTCACAGCTCAATGGATTGCTCAACTTGCAACCGCTGGACATACAAAAGCGGACAAACCCAAACAGCATTCGTTTGGCTAACAGAACTTTCAGGACTTACTCAAGACGATGCAGTCGCAAAGTACGGCGCAACACTTTGCTCACGTTGCTTCCCTGAAGCACCAGTTGAAAACACAAAAGCAAAACTTTCCAACGACATGGAAACAGGAGTATATAAAAGAATCCAAGCTAACGAGCAAGCAGAAGAAGAAGCTCGCCAAGCAGAGCGTGAAGCAGAAGAAGCACAAATGGACAAGCTAGCGATTGATGCGATTCAGGACATGGAAGCTTTCGACAAAGTGATAGTTCAATTAGCAGTAGATGAACTAATCAACAAAGTTCAAATACTTAACGGTGACAAAGCTGAAAGGTTTGAAGCCGCAGGGTTCCCAACACTTATTCACAGTTGCAACAATTTCGGAACACCAACAGTCAACAAGCTCCTCTGGAGAGCAGAAAGAATAAGAGAAGCAGAAATGGGAATAGCCGAAATGCCTTGGAAAGCAAATCTTAAAAGAGAAGCAAAAAGAGTAGGAATAGAAATATGAGCAGACCACTCAACCAGCTAATAGAAGGACTCTTAAACAGACCCTTCAATCCAGCTTCATGGACTAAAGATGCGGCTTGCAAAGATGCAGACCCAGCAATCTTTTTCGTGGAGCGTGGCGAGTCAACCGAACAAGCCAAAGCTATTTGTGCTACTTGCCCAGTTAAACAAGAGTGTCTTGATTACGCCATTGAGTTTAATGAGCGTGTAGGTATTTGGGGTGGCATGTCTGATAAGCAGATACGTGCAGAGATTCGTAGAAGAAAACAGGTAGCGTGAAAAAAATTAGAGAAGTTGAGATAACTAACGACATGCGTGAAGAAGCGCAACGTCAAGCAGATGAACTGCCAGCACTCAACCACTCAATACGACAAGGTGAAGGAAACGTCTACGGCTTTCTAGGTGAACTCATATTCGTTAAACACAACGGAGGCGAACAAAAAAACACTTACGACTACGATATCGTTATGGCAAGCGGAAAAACTTGTGATGTTAAAACAAAATGTGTTACAAGCGTTCCTCGTATCGAATACGAATGTTCAATAAGCGCAGGACACACTAAACAGAAATGCGATTTCTATGCTTTTGTTAGAGTCACTAAAGACCTTAAACGTGGCTGGTATTGTGGAGCTATAAGCAAAGCAGACTTCTTTGAAAAAGCACGTTTTGTTAAAGCAGGCGAGCCTGATGGTTCAAACAAGTGGATACCTACAGTCGATTGCTACAACGTAACTATCGCTGACCTAACCCACTAATTTCTTTGTTAGCCCTGCATATCTGCGATATAACAAGCGTTAAAACTGTTACACGTTAACTAGCCTTGAAATAGTTTAAATCGCCTTAAAACGCCGTTAAACAGGAGGTTACTGCCACATTGTTATTCAGCTTTGTATTCTTTACCTGACGGTTTCGCCATAGGGAGAACTGAAGCTGACTTGTCGCCCATGGGCAACACAGAAGCGAAGTAGCCTTTAATAATTGATAGTGCCGCTGGAGCCGCTGAAACAACAATCGTCTTAGCGCTCGACATTGACAAGTCTGTCATTCCTGAAGCGGCTATCAAGCCGACTACGCTTTGAACGTAAGTCATTATTGCTCTTTCAGCAACATCTTTAAGTTGGTCTAAATCTAATTTCAAATTCATTGTTAACCTTTCTTAGCCGCAGGTTTCTTAGCGGCTGGTTTTTTAGCTGGAGCTTTCTTAGCTGGAGCTTTTTTAGCTGGTTCTTTCTTAGCTTCTGTTTTCTTAACAGGAGCTTTCTTAGCAGGAGCTTTCTTAGTAGGAGCTTTCTTAGTAGGAGCTTTTGCCCCATCCACAATCATGGCGAACAAATCATCATTAACATTACCTGTTGGATCAAGTTTGTTGTCATTCTGAAAAGCAACCACAGCTCTCATAGTTGTAATCCCATATTTGCCATCTGTGTGACCTGATGCATAACCTTTGTCTCTTAGAGCCTCTTGGACTCTTACAGTTGATACACGATCAGCCCTCTTGTGGGTGAGTAGCATTTTATTATTTCTCCTTACTTGAATAATGCGCTAAAGGTATTACCGTCTACTGTACCAGTTACACGTAACCCTCGCTTTTTCTGAAATTGTTTAACCGCCCAAGCTGTTTTACGACCATACAGACCGTCAGCTATTCCACACTCGAAACCTAATCTTCCGAGACATGATTGAACAGTTTTAACCGATCCACCTTTAGCTCCTTTACGTAGAGGAAAAGCTGTTACTTCTTTGCGTTGCATCTCAATGGCGGCGAGTATCCCAGCCCAGTCTGTTACTGGTTCAGGAGCGTCTACTTTCTCTGACGGTTCGCCTGTTAATGCTGGAGCAGGGAACCAGTCAACGCCTGAACGTGGTTGGTGATGCCACCATTCTTTGTCTTTAATCGTTGGGACTATCCCATATTCTGTAGCGATGTCATTGATAGTCGGTTTAGAAATCTTTTTGCTCCATTGAGCCAAATCAACAGCGTAACAATATCCGTCAAGCTGTTCCATGTGCCAAGAGCCACGCCAAATACCTTGACCGTCTAAACCCTTAACACCAAAACGTCTATCAGGATTAGCGGCAAGATTACCCTTGCCTGCTTTGTATGCTTTGAAATAACCCATCTGTGTCGCATATGACCTGCAACCTGAGTTGACTTTAACTTTTCCTTTGATACGACTATCCGAAAAGAACGCTTCCAGTCTTGTTACGAACTTTGGGTGCAACAAGTCAAGTTGAATGTTGCTTTTAGTCGTAGGAATGTTCATTAAAATATCTTAGCCTAATCGTGCCGTTGATATATCAGAAACTAATGCTTTCTTAGTTGAGTTGTCTGTAACATCTTCAATAACCACATAATCAGTTGAAACTGCTGTAACTACACTCAATTCATTACCATCAACATCAAGAGTTACCGATCCACTTGACCCTCCACCACTTAACCCAGAACCAGCCACCACTTGTGTTATATCACCTGTAGAAACTTGTTCTATGCGCTGTTGAATACGACCTGACATGCTCCTCCTTAACCAAAATAAGTTACGTGAATAGTGCTATCAGAGCTACCAACACGAATGAACTTTACGCTATCCATACTACTATAAAGATCAAGTACAGAATACGGATTCAAATAATGTCCGACTGAAGCAGTTGGGGTTCCCCATCTGACTCTAATCGCTTCAGCACCATTGGTGATTAAAGCATTTACGGCACCAGTTGGAATTGAAGCAAGAGCAACAGCAGAACTAGAAACTGTTAAAGCTTCATCGCCTTTATATACACCATAATTTGCGGCGGCGAATTTTACTTTACTCATTAGTAAATCATACCAAACTATCGGTTAGGTGTCTTTTCTATTTTCTGTTTGTAGATCGTCTGTCTCAAAACTCCACCACAACTGAAGCACATAGCGTTCTTGGTTTATCGGTGGGAATGTTTTATGAACATGAGTCCAACCTGAAGGAAAAATAATCATCTTCCCTAGTTCTGATTTGACTGTTAAATCTTGGTGAGGGAAATAAAGCTCACCGCCTTTTACAACTTTATTCAAGAATATAATTCCTGTTATATGACGGCGACTTAAAATACCGAAAGGGTAATAGTCCGAATGCACGTTATGAAACGCCTGACCTTCTTTGTATTTAATTAAGTTGTAAGGTTCTCGTTGTCGAAATTCTGGAAACAAATTAGCTTGCGGAAATTTTAATAAATAATCATTTAAAGAACGTGAAGCAAAATTAAGGACATCCGAATGGTGTGCAGGACAGTTGTGTGCTTCAAAACCAACTTGTTGAGAATCACGGTTATCGCTTTGTATTTGTCCAGTAGATTCTTTTCCTGAATAAGAACCACCAACTACTTCAGATGCCTTCCATTCGCCTGTTTGGTTAGCTGTTGCAATAATATTTTCGCAACCAAGATTCTGTTCTGTTTTATAGATACAGATAAAATCTTTTGTGAAATCTAATTCCGACTTTTCTTCAACGAAATTTTCTTCAAATAGTTTCGCAATTTTTTTGCCTTCTTTGTTGCGTTCTAATAACTTCACACCACAACCCAAGTTTGCGAATCTTCATTCCATTTATATTCAGTTTCACCATCATCAGCGGGTGCTTCTACAGGCGGTACCCAACCAGCAAAATCCTCAAACATATCATCAGACCAAATCCAATTAGGATGCGGCTTAGGTGGTTTCACCCAATTTTTAGCATCTTCATCCCACCAATAACCTTCGTGTTTTGTTTTATCGTAAGCTACTGGAGGATCCCACGTTGCTGTTTCTGTGTTCAAAATCCATGAAGGATGAGGTTTCGGCAGAACAAAAATTTGTTCATCTGGCAACCAATGAAACCCGATGCCTGCATAATTACCATGTAAAGGCGTTTTTCCATAATCGTGTTTGTTGCAATGTGTGTTGTAAGAAGTTTGAATCCAAGTACCTTCGACACCAATTTCATTCAGAAAATCATGTCCTCGATGTTCTTGATCGTCAGGCACAACCGTTACATAAACAACAACATTATTTTCATCTATTTGAGCAAAGTGAGCCATTATGCCAAAGTCACCCATCTAAGTATTATGTAACCTGAACCGCCAGCACCGACATCGGAATTTTCGTGTCCGCTGGATGAACCACTACCACTATTAGCTGGTGCCGCCGCACTAGAGCTTGAGTTGCTTGCCGCTACTCCGCTTGGTGCTGTTGCCCCCGCACCGTCACCACCACCACCAGCACCACCAACACCAGTAGTTGATGCAATAGTACTGCTTCCTGTAGTTAATGCGTGAGTAGCTCCAACTCCACCAGCTCCTGAAATTATTGGACTACCGTAAAAATTCCACGGAACAACATTACTTGGCAAACCACCACTTCCTCCTATTCCACCACCGCCACCACCAGCAACGTACCCACTTGAATTATATGATCCTTGACCGCCTGCGTGTCCTGCACTTGTAGCCCACGGAGGGTTTGAGCCAGAATAATGGCTAATAACTCCGCCAGCACCGGGATTGCCATAAGCTCCAGCACCTCCACCGCCGCTACCACCTGAACCGCCTGCATAACCAGCACCCGGCCATTGAAATGCCCCACCAAAACCACCGCCATTGGCTGTAATAGTGCTACCACCGCTTCCTGAAGTTTGTTGAGATTTTGTAATACTGCCACTGTTGCCGTACCACCAAGGACTCGGATTGCTACCTGCTGGATTACCTGCCCCGCCTGCTCCTATTTGTATGTTCCAAGTCCCAGCAGGCATGGAAGAATAAGTACCCGTAACTCGCTCACCAGAACCACCACCGCCTCCCGGTTGACTGGCTGGATTGTTTTTTCCCGCTGAACCACCACCGCCTATCATGCACCATTCAATGTCACGATCTGCCGCTGTGTTAAGCGTAAAAGTATTATTGGAAGTCCACGTGTGATACGAATAGACACCAACTACGTTTCTTGTTCCACCAACGGTTGTTATGTCAAGCGGAGCGCCTCCACCTGCACTTGTTATTGAACCTATAAGAGCCTGTATGAAAGACATATCAAGCCTGCAAAGCGCCGACTAATTGCCAAGTATCTGTAGCTGTTTTAATTAACGTCACAGAAGCGTGTTGACCATCAATCGCTTTTTCAGAATCAGGACTGTTAATCGTCACGCCCGATCCTTGAGCGAGTGTGACTTTTCCTGAACCGATGCCAATAACTGTAATTGTTGTACCTGTCGCATACGCCACCGAAGAATTAGGAGGGACAGTATATGTCTGAGCGGAACCGTTACTTGCAGTAACAAGCTTACCTGCATCGGCAAGCACGAAAGTGTAGGTGGTTCCTGTCTGTGCGTTGATTTGCAAAGGAGCTACAAGACCACCTGAAACTGTTAAAGAATCTGTTACAGTCACATTTCCGTCAGCAACATCTAAAGCTGTCGCCCCATCGGTTCCTGTGATTGTGAGTTTCTCCGCTGAAGAATCCCACACCATCGAATCACCTGCTGTGTCCGAATAGAAAGTTACATCTTCACCTGCTCCATCAGAGCCAACGGTAAGAGTTCCATCACCAATAACAACATTGCCGTCAGTAACGTCTAAAACCGTTGCGCCATTTGTACCTTCAAGAATCAGTTTCTCTGCTGAGGAGTCCCAAGTGAAATTATCTCCTGCCGTGTCGGAGTAGAAAACTACATCCTCACCAGCACCGTCAGAGCCAACGGTAAGAGTTCCATCTCCAATAACTACGTTTCCGTCTGTTACATCTAGAACTGTTGCGCCATTAGTTCCCTCAAGAATCAGTTTCTCTGCGGAAGAATCCCATTGCATGTAGTCGCCTGCCGTGTCTGAGTGGAAGGTTACATCTTCTCCTGCACCATCGGAGCCGATTGTGAGAGTTCCGTCACCGATAACCACGTTGCCGTCTGTTACATCAAGTGCTGTCGCTCCGTTAGTTCCCTCAATTATCAGCTTTTCCTCTGAAGCATCCCACATGGCGTAATCGCCAGCGGTTGCTGAATGTAAAGTTACGTCAACGCCTGCTCCATCTGCTCCAAATGCTTGAGCGGCTGTTAAGCCTGCAAGATTCAAAGTCAAAGTAGCCGTTCCTGAAGTTGCCCCTCCTGATAAGCCTGAAGCCGCCGCTGTGGTGATACCAGTTATGTCACCTACCGGCCAACCAGTCCACGAAGATCCGTTATAGTAAACAAGCTCATCTGATGCAGTTAAATAAGCGTTCATGCCTTCCGATGGGCTTGTAATCGCCGCATCTCTAGCTGTCGCATTAGCAAACACCATAATTGTTTGT